CAATGATTATTATCAAAGTTTGATTGATGCTTATATGGATAGCACAACAAACAATGCTGTTATAAATGGTATTGTTAACCAGATATATGGTAAAGGATTAGATGCAACTGATTCTGCACAAAAGCCAGACCAGTATGCACAAATGAGGAGTTTAGTAAAACCTCACGATTTAAGAAACGTTTGCCAAGATTTAAAACTATTAGGAGAAGCTGCTTTTCAAATAACTTACAATGGTAATAAAATATCAGCAATAACACACTTTCCAAGAGAAACGTTAAGAGCTGAAAAGATGAATGATAAAGGCGAAATAAAAAACTATTTTTATTCTGCTGATTGGAGTAAAGTTGACAGAAATACTAAACTAAAGAAGTTTCCTGTTTTTGGTAGTGGCGCACAAAATGAAATATTTATTATTAAAAGATATGTAACTGGTTTTTACTATTATTCTCCAGCAGATTATAATACTGCTTATGCTACACTTGAAGATGAAATAGCGTGTTATTTAATTAACGATACTCAAAATGGCTTCAGTGGCACTAAGGTGGTAAACTTTAACAATGGCGTGCCAGATAGAGAAAAGCAATTAGCTATTAAGAATGATGTAATGAATAAGCTAACTGGTAGCTATGGAGAAAAAGTAATTGTTGCCTTTAATAATAATGCAGAAAGTAAAACAACTGTTGAGGACATAAGTTTAACAGATGCTCCAGCACACTATTCTTATTTAAGTGAAGAATGTTCTAAGAAAATTATGTTAACACATAGAGTTACTTCACCATTATTACTTGGCTTATCTTCTGCTAATGGTTTTTCTTCTAATGCTAATGAAATAGAGAACGCCTCAAGGCTTTTTAATAACGTAGTTATACAACCATATCAAAACCTTTTAATTGATAGCTTAGATACAATTTTAGCAGTAAATGATATTAGTTTAAATCTTTACTTTAAAACTATTGAACCGCTTGAGTTTATGGATTTAGAAAATGTTGAAGGTGAAGAAGCTATTGAAGAACAAACTGGAATAAAGGAAGAAGAAGAAAGCACAGAGCTTGAGATAATGGCTTCTAAGAGCGTTTCAAACAAAGATAGTGATGAACTACTAAAAAATGCTTTAGATTCTCTTAAAGGCGTTAAAATGGATTCTGAAGAGTTTGAAATAGTTGATATTAGAGATTTAGATGATGAAAATGAAAGTGTTGAGGATTGGGCTAAATCAATGATACAATTAAGTGATGTTGTAGATAGCAAAGAAGATGGTTTTTCTACTTTAGATAAATCAATGTATAAAGTAAGATACAAATACGCAAAAGGTAGCAGTAGAGGTGGAGAAAGCAGAGAGTTTTGCAAAGAAATGATGAGCAGAACAAGTGCTGGTATTGTATATAGATTAGAAGATATTGATAAAGCAAGCAGAGATATGAACTTTAAAGCTGCTAAATTACCAATGCACAATGGCCAAAAGTATGATTTGTTTAAATTTAAAGGTGGTGTTTATTGTAGACACAAATGGCAAGAGATTTTATACAAAATTAAAAAAGGAAAAGAAGTTGGTAGTGATGATTTAGATGATTATAAAAAAAGTAAAACTATCCCTAAGAGTTACGAACCAAAACCAAGAGGTAGAAAACAAGCAAAAAAAGCTCCAGTAAATATGCCTAATAACGGACATCATCCAAATTATAAGAAATGAGTAAAGCACTATTTGTAACACGACACGATATTTCAGTATTTACTGCTGCTAATGGTAACATCGATAACGATAAATTATTACCATTTATAAACCAAGCACAAGATATACATATACAGAATTACTTAGGTACTGAACTTTATGTTAAAATACAAAATGAAATAGTTGCTGGTACTTTAGCAAATCCTTACTTAGCTTTATTAAACGATTATATTAAACCAATGCTATTACATTGGAGTATGGTAGAATACTTACCTTACGCTGGTGTTAATATTGCTAATGGTGGTATATATACAAAGAATCCTGAAAATAGCACAGCATTAACAAAAGAACACGTAGATAGCTTAGTTGAAAGAAGTAGAACTACATCACAGTTTTACACAAATAGATTTATAGATTGGATGCAAAATAACGCAGCTGGATTAATACCTGAGTATTATAGTAATTCTCAAGAAGATATGTATCCAGATGATGTTGCAGATTTTGGAGGNTGGGTACTTTAAAAATATATTATGCCAGATAACACAATAGAATGGGGACAAGGTGCAGTAAACAACAGCAACGATTGGGGTAAAGCAAAAGCTAATGCTACAAATAACTTTGGTGCTGTTTATGATGATTCGCCAAGTGGTGATACTAATATTGCTGGTGGTACGGCTGTTGCTCTTAGAATTACTTATTCGGCTAGTGCTTTTTGTGAAGATGCAAGCGACCCTACACCAACAGTAACTGGTAATGCTGGAGCTGGTACATTTAGTTCTACTACTGGTTTAGTGTTTGTTAGTACAGCTACTGGAGTTGTTGACATCTCTGCTTCAACATCAGGTGCTACTTATGTAATTACTTATACAGATACAAATGCTGCTACTGCAACTTTTAATTTAACTATTAATGCTTTAGATGATGCTGCTTTCTCTTATTCAGATAGTAGTTATCCACAAAACTTCCCAGACCCTACTCCTACTATAACAGGTTTAGCTGGTGGAACTTTTAGTGGTTCAACTGGTTTAGTGATTGATTCTAGTACTGGAGTTATTGATTTAGATGCTTCAACTATTGCATCTCATACTATTACTTATGATACTACTTCAAGTGGTTCAAGTGTATGTCCAAATACATCTACACAAACAGTAGGAATTACATCTGCATTAGCTCAAGTAAACAATGTTTATTCTATGGCGTTTGATACTTTAATTAATGAAAGCGTAAGTGCTGGAAACACTTTAACTAATGGTTTTTCTCAATTAAGCATATCACTTTGGGCAAATTTTGCTTCTGTTCCGACAAATAGAGTTTTAGGGTTGGCTTCTAAAGATGATACTAATGAGAGAAGTTTTGATTTAAGATATATACAAAATACTGGAGTAAATTTTTTGGTATCAACTGATGGCGTAAACAGCGGTCAGACTGCATATTATCCTAAAGCAAGTATAAGTGCAGGTCAATGGTATCATTTTGTTGGTGTTTATGATGGTTCTAATGTTTTACTTTATGTAAATGGTGCTTTATTTGATGGCACATCTACTTTAACAGGTTCTTTACAAAATACAACTTCAGAATTTTTCATAGGAAAAAGAGGATTTGGTATAACAAACTCAGGGTTTGACGGAAAACTTGACGAAGTAGCAGTATTTAACACAGCTTTAACAGCACAAGATGTACAAAGTATTTACTTAGCAACAGCAGTTGTAGGTGGAGTAAAGAAAACAGCAGATTTAAGTCAATTAACAACACCACCAGTAGCGTGGTATAGAATGTAAACTATGGCAACAGAATATTTTAATGACGCTTGGAGAATACCAAACAATAAAAATCAAAGTTTAGTTTCGAACTATTCTATGGAGTTTAATGGTGGTGAAAATGTAAATATATCACCAGAAGTTGATTTAGGAATAAATTCAACTGTTTCTGTATGGACTAATTTTAGTTCAGCACTAAATTTTGTTATTCTTGGAAATAATCTTACTTCTAACTATTTATTATATGCAGATGCGACAAGTATATATGCAAGAATAAATACTGTTTTTAAAACATTTACTCATTCTATAGTATTAAATCAATGGTATAATATAATTTTAGTAAGAACTGGAGATAGTATTGAAGTTTTTCAAAATGGTAATTCTTTAGGTACACAAACTGGATATGGAACTACTGTAACTACTAAAATTAGCACAATAGGTTCTAAGCCAGCAGGAACTTTTGCTGTTATTGGTAAAATAGACCAAGTAAGTATTTTTGATTATGCCTTACCAGCAACAGGAACAAACTCTGTAGCTACTCTTTATGGTGGTGGAACAGCTGTTACAAATCCAATGTCGTTATCACCTAAGCCAGTATCTTACTATCAATTAGGTGACCAATCAGTAGATAACGGAGCTAATTATTTAGTTCCAAATAATAGTTTACAAGATTATGTATTTGATTTAATTACAGGTGATTACATAAGTTTTGTAAATGGTCTTACAATGGCAAGACAACAAAATATAAGTTATTCAGCTTGGGTTAACACTACAAATTTATCAACAACTCAATACATTGTAGGTAATAATAACAGCTCAAATCAAGGTACGTCTATTTTTATATTAAATACAGCAAGTTATCCAGATAGATTAGTATTTCAATTTGGAGATTTAGTAAACTTTAACAATCAATCTTATTTTAATAGTATTGTTTCAAATTTATCCACCTATGTAAGTGCTAATGAATGGTTTCACGTTGCTGCTTCTTGGGATGGAACTACTTCAAAAATATATATTAATGGAATAGAAAGAAATAGCTGGACTCCTACTCAACCCCCCACTTATACTATATCTAACTGGGGTTCATTTAGAATTGGTAGAAGAGGAGATTCTGCTACTTCATATTTTAATGGTATGTTGTCAAATGTTGCTTTTTGGGATAACGGTTTAACACCTTCTCAAGTGATTACACTTTATAACAACGGCGTACCTGGAGACATTTCTTCATTAAGTCCTGTTTCTTGGTGGAAGTTAAACGCTCAAGATACTTTTGATGGTACTAACTGGACAATAAAAGATTATGCTGGCAGCAACGATGGAACAAGTAATGGTATGGATTCATCAAACTTAGTTGTAAGTGATTTACAGCACACATCAGGTTTTAGTCCGTACGCACTAAGTCTTTCTGGTGGGGGTGAATTTATGTACACTAATATAAGTGCGCTAACTTCAATTAGTACAATTACAACTTCAATATGGATTAAACTTTCTACTACAAATTTTGGTTATGCTTTAAATATTAACGGAAATAATAGCACAGAAATAAGTTTTGGATATAACTCAGGTAAATTCTTCTTTTATTCTGGAGCTGTTCAGGGTTATGCTGCTAATCCATCAAGTGCTGGTGTTTGGTATAATATTGTATTAACAAGGTCAGGAGATACACAAAAAATGTATATTGATGGAGTTCTTGAAGCAACTGCAACTGGCTTAACAACATTGAGTTTAAATGATTATGTATTAATTGGTAAAAGAAACAATGGTTTTAATATAGCTGCTGATGTTTCAAACTTAGCTATTTGGTCATCTGAATTAACAACTTCACAAATAACAACATTATATAATCAAGGATTACCATCTAATTTAAGTACGTTTTCAACAAAGCCAATATTTTGGTCACAATTTGGAACTAACAGTTCTTTTAATGCTGCTGCTAATAGATGGACTTCAATAGATGAAATATCAGGCAATAATGTTTTAAGTCATACTGTAATGGCAGGAGATGACATTACAAATGGTGTTGGATATTCTGCAAATGGTTTAGGAACAAGCTCTATTGAAATTATTGGAGATGCTCCCTACTCTACAGCAAATGGCATATCAAATTCAATGGACGTTTTATCTCGTTCAACAGATTTACCACCAACAGTATAAAATATCAAAATAAAAAAAATGAATAATAAAAAATATGTAGTAATTCTAATGCAAGATTCCAACGGAATTATTTTTAGTCAAGTTGACCAGTTAAACGCTCAGTCAATGCGTAGAAGTTTAGACAATTCAATGGGTTTGTTTTCGTATAGAGTAGAACCAAGTTTTATAACAGATGGTTCTTTGCCTTATTTATATACGATTATGAATCAAGATGAATGTTTAGCTCTAATGGCAACTAGCGAATGGAGTACACCAGAACCTGAATAATGAAAAAACCTACAATTTTAAAGAAATACAAGCCTAAAAAAAAGCGTAAAGGAATACACGCTAAGACTAAAACGTCTACAATTAAGGGTTCTAAATTGTATGTAAAAAAGTATAATGGACAAGGTAAATAGTTTGAGAATGGATGACCACGGATTGTTAATAGCTTTAATTTCGGCTTTAGGGATTAAGGAAATTTGGAATATAATAAAGCAAAAAATAGACATAGGAGCTAAAAGAGAACAGCGTCAAGACTCTATACAAGCTCAGGTCATTTTACAACTTAAAGACAAAATAGATTCTTTAGAGTCTAGGATAGATGTTTTAATAGAAGAAAATGGTAGGCTTAGAGAAAAATTAGCTAGAGTTGAAGAACGTTTAATATTGAACGCAAAAAAAAAAGTCAATAGAAAAGTAAATAGAAATGAAACTAAGTAAAAATTTAAGTCTTTCAGAGATGCTAAAAAGTAAAACAGCGTCAAGACTGGGAATAGATAATAGTCCAACTAAAGAACATATAGAAAATATGAAGGCTTTTGCTGAGAATATATTTCAACCTATTAGAAATCATTTTAATGTACCTTTTAGTATTAGTAGCGGTTATAGGTCAGAGGCTTTAAATAAGGCTATTGGTGGAGCTAATAAAATAATTGATGGTAAGTATGTAGCAACCTCACAACATTGCAAAGGTGAGGCGGCTGACTTAGACAGGGACTATAAAAACGCGCCTAACAACGCTGAAGTCTTTCACTATATAAAAGATAATTTAAGATTTGACCAGTTAATCTGGGAGTTTGGAAATGATGAAAACCCTAATTGGGTACACGTTAGTTATAACGTAGATGGTAAGCAAAGAGGACAAATATTAGTTGCATACAAAGACGAAAACAATAGAACTAAATATAAGTCTTATGAGTAAAAAGTTTAAAGATACTAAATTAGGTAAGTTTTTAAAAGACAAAGCACCAAACATTTTAAATATAGTAGGGAATGTTTTACCAGACAAAGGGGTTTTAGGTATAGTTAAAAACCTAGTAGACGTTGAACCTAATTTAACACCTGAAGAAAAACAACAATTACACAACCAAGTCACAGAACTATATAAACTAGAAGTACAAGACAGAGACTCAGCTAGAAAGAGAGAAGTTGAAATGGCTAAAGCTGGTGGCAATGATTGGATGATGAATCTAACAGGTGTTGTTGGTTTATTTTGTTTTATATTTATAGTGTATTCCGTCGTATATATTCCAGAAGTTTTACACAATGAATTGTTTGTACATTTAATGGGTATGGTAGAAGGTGTTGTTATTGGAAACATATTTGCGTTTTACTACGGTACATCCTCAAAAAAGTAAAGTATAATTTTTTTACTATATTTACCAAAACCAATACTTATTAAAAATTGAAATCTCATAAAAAAAGATTTAGAGACAAGTCAGGAAATCCACGCTATAGGCTAAATAATGACGAGGCCGAAATAATAAACAACTACAGAAGAGCAATAGAAGAGTGTGAGAAAGAGGGTTTAGACCCTCAAACTTTACATAGTGGATGGATTAAAAATGACAACGCTAGTCTTTATTTCAAACAACCTAAAGTAGCTGACAAAGACTTTGAGAAACTAGCTAAGGAAGTAATTAAAGAGGCTAAAGAATACTCCCCTAAATACCCTAAACTAAATTATAAGAAATATACAGACGGACATTTATTATTTATGTGTCCTAGTGATTTACATATTGGCAAGCTCTGTAGGTCTTTTGTAAGTGGTGAGGAGTATAATGACCAGATAGCAGTTAGTAGAGCGTTAGAGGGCGTTAGAGGGTGCTTAGCTAAGTCGCAAGGGTTTAACATAGATAAAACTATTTTATTACTGTCAGGGGATTTATTGCACGTTGATAATTTTAATATGACTACTACTGGTGGAACTCGTCAGGATAGTACTGGGTTATTAAGTGACCATTTCCTTATAGCTAAAAGATTAATGGTAGAGATTATAGAAATGCTTTTACAAGTCTCTACAGTTCACGTAATGTTTACGCCTGGTAACCACGATAATACAGTTGGTTGGATGGTTGCTGAATTATTAGCGGCTTGGTTTAGACATAATAAAGACGTTACTTTTGATGTTAGTTTGCAAATGCGTAAATACTACAAGTACAAAAACAATTTAATATCATCTTGTCACGGTCATAAGATTAAGGCTGACACGTTACCAATGATAGTAGCTGACGAATGTCCAGACTGGTCCAGTACTAAATATAGATATATGTTTACTCAACATATTCACCATAAAATATCTAAGCAATATCCTGGTTTATGGGTAGAGTCTCTTATGTCAACGTCCGAAGCAGATACTTGGCACGCAACCTCAGGCTATAAAAGCTCTAATAATAAGGCTATAGAGGCTTTTTTATTTAGTGAGTTTGGTCAAATAGCTAGAATAACACACCTATTTTAACAATCATTTGTTAATAAAGTTTTTGTAGTGTTTTGTAATTTGTATTATATTTATATATATATTTACAATATAATTTTAAAAAATAAAAAATGTCAAGAACAATAAACTATACTACTAGGACTTTTTATGTACCAGCTGACAAGCTAGAAATATTAATTAAGTTCCAAAACAAATGCAAAGAAAACGGACATAAGTCTTATTCTGAAGTAATACTTAAACTAATGGAGGGTTACAACAATGGATAAATATGAATTCTACTACAGAAAAAAACAGGAGTGGGATTTTTGGCAATGTAACGAAAGACATAATGTTTTAAGTAATAGACTTTTAAATATTATAATTCAGGCTCAATACAATAAAAGGTTAATTACTAAATTTAAACTAACTAATAATGATATAGAAATACATCAAAACAGATTTAGTAATTTAATAACAGAAGTTGTTAAAATATCTTTAGAGCTTAAAGACTTAGCAATTAATTACAACCCTAAAAGAATACAAAACATAATAATAATATTAACCAAAATTAAAAACTACAACAATGAAACAATTAAAAACAGTTGATATAAAAGGCAAAGCCTACGTAACAGTCAATGAACGAATTAAATATTTTAGAGAACATTTTACAGGATATTCAATGACCTCAGAAATAACTCATATTAATGATAATGGAGTAATAATAAAAACAGTTATAAAAAATGACGCTGGCTTAGAGGTATCTAGTGGACACGCTCACGAAAAGCAAAACTCTACATTTATAAATAAGACATCATTTATCGAGAATTGTGAAACTAGTAGTTGGGGTCGTTGTTTGGCTAACTTTGGTATTGGTGTAGATGCTAATGTAGCAAGTGCTGACGAGGTAGCTAATGCAATTAAAAACCAATAAGATGAAAGACTTTAAAATAAGATGTTCTGCTATTGGTAAAATAATGACCAACGCTAGAAGCAAAACAGAAACACTTTCTAAGACTACTATTAGTTTTTTAGAAGAGTGGAGTAAAGAGCAAATATATAATCGTAGAAAAGAGATATTTAGTAAATACCTTGACAAAGGTAATGCAGTAGAAATAGAGTCTTTGGACTTTATAGCTAAAGAATTAGACTACTCTAATTTAGTTAAGAATGAAAAGTCTTTTGAAAATGAGTATTTAACTGGAACTCCTGACGCTATTTTAGATGACAATTTAGATGAACATATAATAGACGTAAAAAATAGTTGGGATTGTTTTACATTTCCATTATACTTTAATAGTGTACCTAATAAAGACTACTACTACCAGGCTCAAGGTTATATGGCTTTAACTGGAATAGATAAATATAAATTAATTTATACCTTAATGGACACTCCAGAGGACTTAATACAAAGAGAATACTTTGGGGATGTAAATAAAGACTATGAAACTTTTGCAAGTCAATATAAATATTCTAATATTGATTCTAAATACAGGATTAAAGTCTTTGACATTTATAGAAATGATGAGGACATACAAAACATTTACAATAGAGTTGAAGAGTGTAGACAATATATTAATAATCTTTGGGTAGATTTAAACTTTTAATGATAAAAAAAGAATGGCATTGGATGTCAGATTACAAACAACAAAAACAAATAACAATGGATACAACAAAAAAAATAACCGAAATTAATGAACATAAAATTGGTAGTTATAAAAGTGATTACTTAATTGATAATTTAAAAGAATCTTTAGTCAATAGGGATATAGTAGAAAACCATACAAAAACATTTAAAAATAAAATTAAAGAATTTGGTTGGTTATCTCCAGTTATAATTGATAAATCAGGCAATATAATTGAGGGTCATCATAGGGTATTGTCAGCAAGTAAATTAAATTTAAAAACAATTCCAGCTTATATTGTTGACTGGGTTAACACTAGTGACCTTGACGAATATCAAAAATATATAATAAGTTTAAATAATTCAAATAGAAAGTGGTCAGCTATAGATTATTTAAAGAGTTACGCAAGAAATAAAAAAGATTATACATTTGTTTATGATAAGTATAATAAAACAAAAAATGTTTTTTCAGTAGGAAATGTATTAAATATATTTTTTAACTGTGGTACAAGTCAAGAGTTTAAAGATGGAAAGTCTAAAATAAAAAACTTAGATTATAGTTTATATTTATATGAAAACTTTTTAAGTTTAAAGTCTAAGTATGGTGGTGTTAAATTTCAAGCATTTACAATTAATAGAGCTTGTGTTTTTGCACATCAAAAATCAATTAGCAATATAAAGATTATGAATTATATATTTAAACAAATGGAGTCTTTAGCTAAAAACAATAGTCCACTTTTATCATCAGTTGAAATGATTAAACCCTGGTTAAAAGAACAGGTAGCAATTTATAAAACAAAATAAAATAAACAAACAATGGAAAAACAAAAAACAATATACTGCGGAGGCGGTAAAAAAATGAATGATAACTGGATGACTGTTACTGTTCACATAGACAAAGTTAAAGAACACGTTTTCGATTATAAAGGAAATAAGTATCTTAAATTAAATGTAAACCTTAAGGACCAGCCTGACCAATTTGGCAAAGATGTTTCTTTGAGTGTTAATACTTATAACCCTGAAGAACAAAAAGAGACTAAGCCAGTTGCTGAGGTTTCTAATACTTCAGATGATTTACCCTTTTAAGTATCGTGAAAGAGTCAAGCGTCTTGAAAGCATTGGGTTTAAGTTCGTTAGATATACAAACTATGTTAATGAACGGAATGACAATGCCAGAAATATCAAAGAAATATAATATAAAATACATTGCTTTAATTCAGGCTTTTAAAATACAAAAGAAAGAGTTTAAGTATATTGACTTTAAACAACCTAAAAAAGAAGTAGAGGACATAAAAGACGTGTCCTTTACTTCCGAAAGGTTATATACTGAAGATTCTTTAAATGATAATGAATTACTAGCCTACTATAAGTATGAACAAAAAAACCACGCCTATTATGATTCACAATAATGACTTTAAATATGACCTTAAACTAGGTATAAAAGGCGAGAGTTTAGTAGCTAAATTATTATCTAATAAAAAAATAGAAGTTAAAACAGATTTAAAAGCTAATAAAACTGGAAATGTTTTTATAGAATATGAAAGCAGAAAAAAACCTAGTGGAATTTCTACTACTCAAGCTGAATGGTTTTGTTTTGTTTTATCAAATGAAAATATAATATTTGTAGAAACCAAAAAATTAAAAGCAATGTGTAGATTTTTTTTAAAGACAAAAAAAGATGTTTTAGGTGGTGACAAAAATACATCTAAAGGAATATTATTACCAATAAATTATTTAATAAAATTATGAGTGAAAAACTACCCTTCTTTAAAGCTTTCCCTAGTCAATGGCTAGGAGGTGACATAATGTATTTATCAAAAGAGGACAAAGGTTCTTTTATAGACGCTTGTTTTCACTATTGGAATAAAGAATGTTCAATGACTTATATAAAAATGTCTAGGCGAATTAGTCAAAGTTCTTTAGATTTATTAATAGATGAGGGGATGATTGAAAAAAAGGACAACCAAATTAATATAAAATTTTTAGATATACAATACCAAGAACGAAAAGAGCAATATAATAAACGAGTAGAGGCGGCTAAAAAGTCTAAGAAAAAAACTACATTTAGTGACCCTATTCATAAAAATACTAAATCATTAAACAAATTTTTAAGCACTATCAATGGCAATACTTGAGAAAGGTTTCGGACTAGACTACGCAATTAAATATAAAAACGGTGAAATTAAAAAAGGTCTAGGAATAAGCTGTCAAATTACTGATAAGTTTGTAAGGTTTAAGCCTGGACAAATGGTTGTCGTCTCAGGATTCCCAAACGTAGGTAAAACTTACTTTTTTATTTGGTATTTACTTTGTCACTCTATAAATAATAAATTAAAATGGTGTGTTTGGAGTGGTGAAAATAGTCCAGAACTATTAAAAATTAGTATGATTCAAATGCTAACTGGACAAAAAGTTGAGGACCTTTCTGAGTCAGAGATTAAAAAACAAATAGAAATTATAGACCATTACTTTAAATTTGTAGACAATAGGAAACTATATACAGCATCAGACCTTTTAAATATATTTGCTAAACAAAGTGTAGACGGTTGTTTAATAGACCCTTATACTGGCTTAAATATTGAAAGAGGTGGCAAATTAGGACAGTTTGACCGTAACTATGTATTTTGTAACAACGTAAGGGAGTTTTGTAATAGGACAAATAAGACTATTTACATTAATACACATCCAATAAGTGAGGCTGCTAGACGAGTTTACAAGCCTGGACATCCTTTAGAGGGTTATGTTCAGCCCCCTAAGTCTAGTGATATAGAGGGTGGAATGGGATTTATTAATAGAGCCGATGATGTTTATGCTATTCACAGAATGGGCAACCACCCAGAGTTTAAAACAATGACAGAACTACACGTCCAAAAGGTTAAAAATGTTATGACTGGAGGAGAACTAACTACACTAGATGAGCCATTAAGATTTAATTTTTATAATGGTTATTATACAATTGGAGGTAATAATCCACTAAAACACATACAAAATGGATGAATTAGATGTAATTTTAAGAAAAAACAAACTAGACATAATGATTATTAAGGCTAGTGCTGAGGTTGAAAAGACTAATAACAAAGTAAAGAAAGAGGGTTTAGAGATTTTAATGGATATACTAGAGCTTATTCACGACCTACAGCACGAAATAAGACAAGACAATAGGTTAATATCAAAACTTAAATATGAGAACGCTGTAGCCTACAAAGAAAATGCTATATTAAAAGCAGACTTTTCAAAGTATAAACATCAATTAATAAAAGCAGAATTAGAAACACCAAATAAAATTAAAAAAAATGGATAAAATTTATTTTCTTATATTAGCGTCAAACATTGCAACTTTTTTTTGCGGTTGTGTATTTACTTTTATAGTAGAAAAGTATAATGATGAAAGATAAAAACAGAACTCTTAATGAATACCGACAAACAAAAGACTCAGTTTATAAAGATAATGATAGTATTGTTGAGCGTGATATTAATTTGCTTTGTAGGATATATCCTAATAACTATGAGTTAGGTAAAATAATAAGAAAACACTTTCAAAAATTATGACTTTAAATGCTAACCAAAAAGGCAAACGTTTTGAGAGAGACGTAGCTAAACAACTAAATAAAAAGTTTGACACTAATGTAAGACGGACTCCAATGAGTGGCGGAATGTCCATAAAAGGCGACATTATAGACATTAATCCAGACTCTATTTTATTTGACTACCATTGGGAATGTAAAAACCAAGAAAAGCTAAACATCTGGAAAGCCTTAGAACAGGCTAGAAGTGATAGACCTAGAGGCAAAACTCCAGTTGTAGTATTTACTAAGAACTTTGAGAAAGACTATGCCTGTTTAGAATTTGAGGACTTTATGAATTTATTATTAACCATACAACAACTACAAGATGAAATCAACACTAGACCGAATAGCTGAAATAATTAAAGAATATAAACAAACTGACGTATTTGACGGTAACAGCTTAAATAAACAACTAAAAGAATTAACAGCCTATCTATATCATATAGAAACTATTAGAACTAAGGCACATAACGACTTTGAAAAGGTTATACATAATAGAGTCAAAGAGGGTTTTTCTGTAGCTAGAGCAACTAATGAGGCTAATGTAGAAGTCCCTGAAATGTATGAGCTTAGAAGATTGTTAGAGTCTGGCTATAGGGTAATAGATGCAATGAGGACTAATATAAGTTTCTTAAAATCTGAAATGTACAACGTAACAAAAGAATATTGATGACTATTACTAACGAAGATAATATGGAACTAATGGCAAGGTATGAAGATAACTACTTTGACCTTGCAATAGTTGACCCGCCATACGGCATAGGAGCTGACAAGGCTCAAAATGCTGGAGGAGAGAAATATGGTTATAAAAAATATAAAGAAACTGACTGGGACAGTTCTATTCCTGACGCTTATTATTTTAAAGAATTATTTAGAGTAAGTAAAAACCAAATAGTATGGGGTGGCAATTATATGACTGAACATTTACCACCTAGAATGGGATGGGTTTTATGGGATAAAGGACAAAGAGAGTTTAGTTTAGCAGATGGAGAGTTAGCTTGGACTTCTTTTCAAAAGGCATTAAGAATATTTACAATGCCTAGAGGTGCAGCACTTTCCGACGCTAACAATAGCGGTGGGAAACTTCATCCAACACAAAAACCAATTAAACTTTATGAATGGATATTAATGAACTATGCAAAGGAAGGCGATAAAATACTTGATACTCACTTAGGAAGCGGCTCAATAGCTTTAGCTTGCCACAATCTAGGATATGACTTAACAGCTTGTGAACTTGACAAAGAGTATTACGATGCAGCAATGAAAAGAATAAAACAACATAAACAACAAATAAGAATGTTTTGAATAAAAAACTAATTAAAAAAATAGAAAACTTTATACTTTGGATTGGTAGAGAATATAATGTCGTGGAGTTACAAGACTTTAAACAGGACATTTTTATGATATTACTTAATAAAGGTGAGGATTTTATCATACAATTAGACAAAGAAAACAGCGTTAAAAAATACGTTTATAAACTTTGTCTCTACCAAATAATTAGCGAGCGTGGACAGTATAGAACTAAATATTATTTACCTAGTCAATTTAGTAGTATAGACGACATAGAAACATACTCTAATAGTTGTTTTAAAGACCAAGTATTAAAAGATTTAATTAACTCTTTACAAGGTTTAGACCGTATTATGATGGAACAACTACTAATTTGTAGTGGAAATAGAAACTGTTTAGCTGAAAAAAGCGACATACATAGAAACACTATACAATATAAGTTTAAAGAATTAGCAAATAAGATAAAAGAAAAATGGTCACTCAATGAATTCTATAGTTAATATATTAATAATAATTACAATAACTACTACTTGGGTAGACTATGCTAGACCCTTAATAGATAAGTGGGATTTTAAGCCTTTAAACTGTAGCTTTTGCTTAACCTTTTGGTTATCCTTAATATTTTTTTTAATAACTTTAGACCCAATAGTATTAACCTCACCTTTAATTTTACGTATAATTGAAAGACGACTAATATGACAGTAGAAGAAACTATAAAACTATATAATAAAACAAGTGCATTTCCAGGCTCTATAGACATATCCTTTTTAAGAAATAACCTAGACCCTATTTTAAAAGAATTACATCCAGAAATGAAAATTAGTTGGGCGTGTAATAGTTGCGTAAAAAACCAAATGCAAATATTATTTAATTGGCTAGTCCAAAAAGAGGCAAAAGAAGTAAAGAAAGTAAAAAAGAAAAAAAATGTTAGACGAAAGCGAATTACTAAATAGTGATTTTAGTTATGGTTATTTCATAGACGAGGACGGACTGTTTTTTTATTCCGAAATCAATGGTGATACTTACGAATGTTTTGATATTAATGGAGTAGCCTCCTCAACTTTTGATTTTAATGACAATTATAGAATTTTAGAATTAGCTTATATATACGAAAAGAATAATGAATTGGATAACAAAGAAGATGTTTAAAGAAAAAATGTTAAAAAGGAGATTAACATATAATAATAAAAGAGTTTTTATAAAATCCTTAGATAGTAAATTAGCTATAGTAAGCCATACCGAAGAGGGAAACTACAAACAGTTTAAAGTTAATATAGAGGACCTAGTAGACTTTAAATGAAATTAACACCTAAAGAAATAAAAGAGCAAAAGGCTAAGTTTGGTAGTGAGGCTGTAAATTACTTTATTAGGTTTATGGAAGCTAGAAGAAAATGGAGGAGACTTCCTGACTCATTTATAAAACAAGTTATAGAGAATAGCGAGAAACAATGAATATTACAAACGAGGACAATATGGAACTAATGGCAAGGTATGAAGATAACTACTTCGACCTTGCTATAGTAGACCCGCCTTATGGGATTGATGCAGGTAAAATGACAATGGGGAGCGGAAAGCACGAATTTGTTAAAGGCAAGGATTGGGATAGCGCAGTACCTAATGATGATTATTTTAAAGAATTATTTAGAGTGAGCAGTGAACAGATAATATGGGGTGGTAATTATTTTAAACTGCCTTTAAATAATAATTGGATAATATGGGATAAAAGAAACCCAAACTTAAGTTTTTCTGAAGCCGAGTTAGCGTGGTGTAGTATAAATAAAAATGTTCGCATATTTCAAAGACTATCAACGCTGCCTGATTATGATGGTAAAAAGAAACACCCAACACAGAAGCCTATAAAGCTGTATGAATGGATTTTAATGAAATACGCAAATGAAGGGAATAAAATACTTGATACACATTTAGGTTCAGGTAGTATAGCAATAGCTTGTCATAATTTAGGATATGATTTAACAGCTTGTGAGTTAGACAAAGAGTATTACGATGCAGCAATTAAAAGACTTAAACAACATCAACAACAATTAACAATGTTTAATGACAAATAAACTAACACCTAAACAAAGTAAATTCGCTGAGGAGTATGTCAATACTGGTAATGCGTCAGAGGCTTATAGACGAGCTTATGATGTTGCTAAAACTACGTCTAATGAAGTTATAGCAGTTAAAGCTAGTGAACTACTTAAAAATGGTAATATATCGGTAAGGGTCAAAGAGTTGCAAATAAAAGTATCTGAAGCCTTTCAAATAACACGTAAGGAAGTAGCTGAGGGCTATTTTAAGATGATTAAATCTTGGGAGTATCTAATGGACTTAGCAGCAAAAGAAAGTCTCACAAAAGACCAGAAAGCTAAGTTTTATTTATTAAAGGAAATGGTTAAAGGTTCTGACTATCGTGGTGCTTATGATTCTATAGCTAAGATGTTTGGACTAAATGCACCAGACAAACAAGAAATAGAGTCCACTGTAAACAATATAAACATTAATATTAAGCGTGGAAGCGACTGAAATATTCGAGCGTAACTATGATAGTAACTCTAAGATTGTAATAAATAGAGGAGGGACTAGAAGTTCTAAAACTTGGTCCTTAAATCAATTATGTGCTTTATGGTTAATTAGTGGTAACTATGGTCAAGATAAATACTGTTATGAGGGCGTTTGGACCACTGTAAGGAAGTATAGGACTAATTTAGATGGAACTGTAATTAGAGACTTTGAGGACATTTTAAAGGCTGAGGGTTGGTATGATGGGGTAGAACATAACAAAACTAAGAAACAATATAGATACGGTAAAAGGTTGGTAGAGTTTATAGGTGCAGATGATGAGCAAAAGCTAAGAGGTGCTAAAAGAAATATACTATATTGTAATGAGGCAAATGAATTAGAATACAAACAGGAGTTCTTCCAACTATTAATGAGGACCGAAAATAAGATATTCCTAGACTTTAACCCAGATGACGAGCAACTCTGGATAAACCAAGAACTTGAAATAAAGCGTTCTAAAGAGGTTGGAGATGTTGAGGTAATAGTAAGCAACTATAAAAACAATTCGTTTCTACCTAAGTCACTAATTAAAGAAATAGAGTATTTAAAACAAACAGACAAAGAGTTTTGGAAAATATACGGTTTAGGTGAGTATGGTAATATAAGTGGGTTAATATATGATAATGTTAAATATGTTGATAGTATGCCAGATTGTAGGCTTGTAGCTTATGGCTTAGACTTTGGGTATAGTATAGACCCCTCAGCGTGTTTAGCTGTTTATAAGAAAGATGATGAGCTATATTTAAAAGAAATAGTATATGAAAGACAATTAACTAACCAGGACCTAGCAGAAAGGCTAAGACCAATACTAGGTAATGATGAGGTTATTTGTGATAGTGCTGAGCCTAAAAGTATTGAGGAGATATATAGACTAGGTTTAAATGCTAAGCCAGCTGCTAAAGGTCGTGACAGTATTCTAAACGGAATAGATATATTAAAAAGGTATAAAATCAATGTTGTAAATAGTAGCAATCTTAGACGTGAGTTTAGAATGTATAAATGGGCAACTGACAAGAACGGTAATAGTCTACAAAAACCAATAGGCTCTGACCACCTTTTAGACGCTTTGAGATACGTTGCACTAATACACTTAAAAGAAAACAATCGTGGATGGTATTCAATTAGATAAATTACTATATTTGATATGACAAAAATTCTAGCCAATGGAATTTACGTTTTGGGAATTGGGAGTGGTCGGCAAAAGAGCGTCACTCCCTTTTTATTTACAGGAAGAAAATTAGCAAATGCTGAGCAAATGCTATGCAAATGCTGAGCAAATGGGGTTATATAAGATAAGATAAGATAATTATCTTATTATTGATATATAGTAATTCATAAACCAGCTAATTAAATATATTAGTTTTAAGACACTATAAATAGTTAATGTATGTAAACATATATAAAAAGTGTTAAAGTTTCTTAGAATTGATTTAAATACTATTCTCAGCCATTGTAAGTTAGTATTTTAGTTAGTGTTTAGTTGTTTAGTTTTTTAACTTAAATTATTTATTTTAGTGTTTTGTTATAATTCAAAAATTTGTTATATATAATATTATGGAAATTACAATACCTACAAAGTGGTCAGATGTTACAATAGGTAACTATATAAATTTAAGACCAGTATTAAACTCTGACTTACAACCTATAGAAAGAGTAGTGAATATCCTAGCAGTCTTAACAGGACAAAAAAGAGATGTAATAAAGAATATTAGTTTGGACCAGTTTAAGTCTATTAAAAAGAAAATGAGTTTTTTAGAAACTGAATTACCTAATAAACTAAAAGACAAAAGATTTAAGATTGGTGGTCAATGGTATGAATTTAAACTAGATGCTAAGAAGTTATTATTTGGCGAATATATAAACAGTATGGAAATACTACAAAACGCTAAGGATGACCAGGAGGCTATATTCAATAACTTACATCATATATTAACTACAATATGTAGACCAGTTAAGAAAACTATTTTTGGATGGAAATATATAAAGGTAGATGGTGAGATACTTAGAAAGACCGCAGATAACTTTTTGAACAATATGCCGATAACAATAGCTTATCCAATCGGTGTTTTTTTTTACAGTCACTCGGAGGATTTAACAAAAGCTATAAAAACCTCTTTGATGGACCAAGCAAAAAAGATGACGAGGGAAGCCAAAAAGGAACTGGATTTGCTGAGAGATGGGGATGGTGGAGTACATTAGATAACTTGACTAATAGTAGAATAGACAAGTGGGATGAAATACTTAATTGGGATATAACTAAGGCACTAAATATAGTTTCTTATTATAGTGATAAACAAAAAATGGAGCAACAAGCTCAAAGAGAAATGAAGCAAAAGTATAAACATAGATAATGGCTGAACAGTTAGACATATTCGGTTTTGATACTGACCAACTAGAAGAGGTCAAAGTAGACAATCCAACTACATTAAGTGAGGTGTTTAATAACATTGCTGCGGATATGGTTTACTGTCTTAAACAATCTGTCACAAAAGAGGGTTTAGTGTATAAAGGAAAATTACACGACTCAATAAGAATGCCAGTTAAAATGTTTGGTTTTAAAATGATAGCGACATTATTCTTAGCTGACTACTATGACTACCTTAATAAAGGTGTTAAAGGTATTGGAGGCACTAGAAAGAGTGGAGATAAGAAAGGTCAGGGATGGGTTATTAAAGCACCTAATAGTCCTTATCAGTTTAAGAAAGGTCCAAGCGTTAGTCATATAAAAGCCTGGTCTAAAAGTAAAGGACTTAATGAATATGCAGTAAGAAACTCTATAGCTAGAACTGGTATTAAGCCTAGATACTTTTTTGATAATTGTATGCAACAAACTTTTTATGGTGAGGCTTTTAATAGGTTTAAAACAGATATTAGAATTGTCTCTGGTGAGAGAATAGCAAAAGGAATAAAAGAAATATTAAAGAAATGAGTTTAGAAATTAAATACTTACCGCAACAATATAGAACAGTTTACAATCCAGTTGAAATAGTAATGTTAGAAACAAACTCAACAACTAGGGGTTATGTTGGTTTTGCTTATTTAATTGATGTTAAAGACGGTGGAAACTTACTAGGACGTCTAAGAGTACCGCCTACTCAAAGTACTGGGTTTGGTAGGTTTGATATGTCAGGCGTAATGAAGTCATATATGTCAAGTGATGTTGGTTTATTAAATGGTACTAATATAGAGTCAATGTTTAATAATACTAACTCTTATAAAGATTTATCTTTACAATTTGGGTGGATTCATTATAATGGTGGAACAGCTACAATTAGTATGAACCAAACAGTTACATTTCCAGATTCAACAACAGCCAATTCTTTTAACTTATTAACTTTTAATAGTAGTTTACCAAACTATAGAAGAGATATTGTTAATTTTTATGATTGGCAAAATACAAACTATTATCAAAATTATAGTAGTAATGTACTAACTAGAAAATTCTTAACTAACTCACCTCCTGGAATATCACAAAACAATCAATATAATCAAAAGGTTAAATATACTGATGAGGGTTATTTATATTTTTTATATGATAATTCAAGTGCTGGAGGTTTAACAGGATTTGTAGTACAGCCTTATAATAATAATTTAAATATGCAACAGGTAACAGTTTCAACTCCAACCTTGTCAACATTTAAACATATTAGAATACCCTCAGCTCCAGCTACATTAAATAAAATAATAGGAAGTAGACTAACAATAGGAACTCAGCCAATAATAGCAACAACAGCGACTAGTTACTATATACAATTAATAACTGAAGAGGGTTTAGGTAGTCAAAAGTTTTATTATAATATTGAAACGGAATGTAGATATGAAACAAGGCGAATAGAGTTTTTAAATAGTTTAGGCGGTTTTGACTATTTTAACTTTACTAAAGTATCTAAACATACTGAAGAAATAGAAAGAAAGTATTTTCAAACTACTGCTAATGATTTAACCTCAACTGGGTCTATAAACTATTCTATAAGTAATAGAGAAAAAGTACAATACTATACTAAGTCAAGTCCTAAGTTAAAATTAAATTCAGATTGGGTAGATAGTAAAACTTTTAATTGGTTATTAGAATTAATAGAAAGTCCAGAAATTTATTTAATTGACAGCTATACATCTACTATAGATAGTATAGAGCTTAGACGTATTCCAATTAAAAACATAAATGGAAATTGGGAAGAAAAGTCAGATAGTGTAGATAAGTTATTTAATTTAGAAATAGAGTTAGAGTTTGGTATGGATAATTTTAGACAATCATTTTAATGAAAGAGAAAGAGACAGAATTTGAAAAGATGTTAAGGAACTTAGAAAGTAAGCCAGTTCCTGAAAGGACTTGCAATATAGATGATGAAACTTGTGAAAGCTGTAGCGGATAATGGTTAGAGAGGAATTATATATAGGTGGGTATGTAGTAGAGTTGTTAGGGTCTTTAAATCCTAATTTGACTTTTAATATTGCAGACATATCAAAGCCAGACACTAGAAACGCGGATTATTCTAAAACTATAAATTTACCAGCTAGTAAAAGAATAAATCAAATCTTTGAACATATATTTGAGTTAAGTAGTGACTTACAAACATTTAATCCTAATTTAAGAACTGAGGTTATTTATTTAGTAGATGGTGAGGTCCAAATAGACGGATATTTACAGTTAAAATCTATTAACAATAAAGATGGTGAAATATCTTATAGCTGTATTATAATTGGTAGAGTAGGGAATTTTATAGCAGATTTACAAGACGCTGAATTAGTTGACTTAGATATAAGTTCATTAAATCATATATATAATAAAACAAACCAAGCCGCCACCTGGAATTTACCTTTAACAACTGACTATGTTTATCCAATGATTAACTATAATACTAATTATGGTGTGATAACTTCTGGCTTAGAAAATTGGTCAGTTGGAACATTTTATCCAGCTGTTAAAGCTAAAAAATACTTAGATTTAATATTTGCCTCTATTGGTTATACATATACCTCA